CATTCTTATCCATTAAAAGAAATACTCCAACTGCGCCTGCAGCTGCTGCTTTAAACCATGATGAGTTTACAATTGATTTAATCTTGTCCATAATTATTATTTAGTTAAACTTATAATCCTAACTCTTTTAGCTGTTTTATAGTTGATTCAGCTGAGGTGTGTAGGATTCCTATGCCTCCCTTAGCGTTCCATTCATCAATGGTTTGCTTAAGATCGTCTATTAGTATTGCTCCTTTTTCAGAGTAATCTTGTTTATTTTTTCTGGCTGCTAATATTAATTTAGTACCAGGGATGTTATTTTTGACCCATAATCTTTTTCCTAATCTTGAACTATTATCCCATGAAGGTGAAGATAATAAAGAATAAACATTAGGTTTAATATAGTTCCATAATTTTTCACCATCAGGCATCCAACCCATTCCTACCCAAAACCTAACTCCTTCATCATCTATCAACTTCCAAAATTCATCTAACCCATACTTATCTCTAAAAGCATTTGGAGACAAGCCTGTTGTATCTTCAAACCTTTTTTCAAAGTCTACTAATACACCATCCATATCGCAATATAATGTGTATTTTGTAGGTTTAAATTCTTCTATAACCCTATTATATATTTCCTTTAGTTTTATCACAACCACAATTTTGGGTAAATATACGAACTTCCTTTGGGGGGGCCAAATGTTCTTCAACATTTTCTTCTGTGGAATCATCTCCTATTAGCTCTCTTGCAAATTGATTTAAGCCAAATGGGTCCTTATTTTTCTTTTCATTTAACACTGTATCTGTATAACCTCTAAATGCTAAATTGCCATCTTGGTATGCCTCAGCCTCTATTTTAGTTAAATGATCATCTTCTTGAGTATTAGTTGTAGCTATACCTTCTAATCTACCTTCTAAATTTTGCATGTGATGTATCATTTCATGTGCAAATGATCTTACTATATCCTTTGGATGTCTACCTTCTGTGTATAATACGATTTCCATTGTGTCTGGTTGGTAGTAAGCTGTTTTACCAAAGAAATTTTCAGCATTTTCTTTATCTCCATTTTTAAATATAACTTTAGGAAGTGGAGTTAATTTCATGCCTTTATTTAACATATGAGTTGTTAAATCTTTTATTTGTTTTTTATAGTTTATACTATTAGAATAAGTAGCATTTTCGTTTAATGGTTCATATGCTGAGCCAAATGGGGCTGCTTTACCTTTATGTTTCTTTTGTGATGCAGGGTCTATGTTTTCTTTTTCTAATTCAGGGTGAAATTTCATATAAACTTCGTTAGCATCTGGTTTTATAGATTCACCATCTACTTCAACCTCTACAGGATATACTTTAGCATCTTCTCCATACCAGTAATTCATTTTATATCCACCTTCTTCTGTTAGTTCTACTATTAAACCTCTATTATAATCTTCATCTTCAGCTTGTAAAACCATTTTTTTACCTCTTGGAAGTACAAAATCAGTTTTATCTATAATATCTTCATTTATTGGTTTAAGGGGTTCTGTTTTATTAGATGTCACTTTACTAGATTTTTCTTTTTTATTGTTTAGTATATCTACTATTTTATCAAAATCTTGATCTAATAAATTTTCAGGAAACATATTTCTAAAACCATCTAAATCAGTTTTAAATAACTCTCTTGCCATGGTACCACTAACACCACCTTCAGTAGCTACTTCTACTGGTATTACGTTATCACTATATTTTTTAACAAATTCTGATCTTTGATTAACATCAAATTGGTCTTTTTCTTCTCCTGGTCTTGATCCTATAAAAACATATACCTTATCGTCTGGATTAGTTTTTAAATATTCTTTGTAATATGTGAATGGAGAACTTACTGGAATAATTGTAGCAGGTTTATCTATAAAACCTACATCATTGTATAAATTCCAAATTTTAACAGCTTGATCTTGTGTAAAACCATTTCTTTTACCTCCTCCTACTAATATTTTTACTTCAGATACTTCAGGATTATTTTTTAAGCCTTGGTTAACTACCTCTAAATGGCCTTTTGTAGGTGGTTTAAATCCGCCACCAAATAAAGCTACTGATTTATCAGCTTCTTGATCTAATATACTTTCTACTAAAAAATCACTTAACCCATTCATTTTAAAAATGCATTTATTGTACCTTGTGCTTCTTCTTTTGAAACTGAGGAATTAATTATGTTTTGTACTTGATCTGATTGTAAAATAGTTTGGATTTCTTTATTTAAATTATCTTTTTGAGCTTTAGATCTTGCTAATTCTTTATCTGTTTTAGGTTTGCCGTCTTTAACTTTAAAAGGTTCAACATATGTTTTTAAGATATTTTCTATATCTTTCATCACCTCAGATTCACCTGTATTGGCTACAGAAACAAAATTATTAAACATACTTTTATACAAATCAAAGTTCTTAGTTACATCTTTCCATGTGCTTAACACCGCACCAGGTAGTAAACTTCTGTCTTCTCCTTCAGATTTTTCAAATCTTTCTTGATTACGCTTTAGCGACGTTTCTAAGTCAGTATAAACATAAAGCATGAGAACGTCATATCCTGCTTGTTTTAGCTGATCTAACAATTTAATTGTTTGATTCTTGGATGCAGATGTACCATCTAATATAAAAGATTCGCGATCTGCTATAGCTTGTGGTATTTGTTCACCTTTAAGTTTTTTAGTAGCAGCTTGCATTGCCTTCATAAATTTACTTCTATCTTCAGCATCTGCTGCTTTTTGGTTTAAAGTAAAACCCTCTATTTTAGATAATGCTGCTATTGTATCATCTAAATTAAATGTTTTTAAACCAGATAAATCTAAATCTCCTAAAATAGAACCTTTACCTGCTCCAGGGGCTCCAGCTAAAATTATTGCTTTTGGTTTACCTTGAACTTCTTTTAACAAATCAACTAATTTAATCATGGATATAAATATTAGTCTTTTTTCTTAACTTGCGTTCTGAATTCTGTAAATACGGGTGAGTGTCTTGGGTTTTCTAGATCAAATAGTTTTTTAACTGTTTGGAATATATCTATGTTTTCATCTTGTGTACGTTTTGATTCATACATTTCCCAACCTTTCCCTTGAATTTTACCTTCTTTAGGTCCACGTTTGGATGATTTTAACCATAGAACTCCTAGTCTATCTATTTTCTTACCAAAACACTCTTCGTAACATTTGGCATAAACAGCGGTCTGCAAATCGTAAGTCGTTTGTAAATGGTTTGATGTTTTAAAATCTATAATCCATAGTTCATCATCTATTTCACACACTAAATCGCATGTACCTGCTACTTTAAGTTCATCTGAGAATAGATGTACTTCAGCTTCTAGTAGTGTTGGATTGTATTCTTCCCAAAAATCAACAAATCTTAAAAACATTTGCCATACATTTGGGTCATATTGGGGGTTACCATTTGATGATAAAAAATTTAATTCCTTACCATTTAAATAATCTTCGCACATTTCATGTACTTGTGTTCCTTCTTCTGCTGCTTTCTTAACTATATAATCAGCAGAATATCCTACTTTTTTAAGCCAATCTTGGAAAAATTTACCTTTTGGGTAATAACTTAAAACATAGGTTATTGAAGGGTAATATTTACCATTTCTTCTATAATATCTAGAATCTGGTAATGTAATTTGTTTTGCATCATCAGATATTTCTAGTATCCTATTATATTTTTTCTTTACATTTCTCTTTTTCATATTAGAGATAGTTTCTTCTCCATTAAATCATATGAATCTAATGGTTCAGTGTTTTGAATTAGTTTTGTAAAATAGGAGAATCCTAAGTCACTTGGATCTTTTCCATCTAATTCAACAAGGTATACTTCTTTACCTTGGTTTAATAAATATTCGCAATGTTTAAGTGCTTGTTTTATAGCATCTGTATCTAATGCTATATAAATTTTTTTAACTGTTGATTGTACTATACGTTTAAGTAAGCTTGATTGTATGTTTTTACCTAGTAATGGTATAGCATTTCGTTTTATAGCTATAGCATCAAATGGACCTTCGCATAGTACTAATGGTGAATCCCAATTTATAAATAATTCAAAAGGAATTATGTCTCTTGAACATTCTGGGTTTCTATATTTTACAAATGGATCTTTTTCAAATGAACGACCTGTGAAGTAATTTAGAGAACCATTTTCATCATATGATGGTATGATAACCATATCTTTATATCTTCCAAAATTACAATAACCTAAATTGTATTTTAATATATCATCATCTGAAATGTTTCTGTTTTTAAGGTAATTATATGCTCTTTTAGCTGTAATATCGGGATTATTTAAAATAGGTTTAAATTCTTTAGGGAGTTCTACATGATTTTCTACTATAACTTCTTCTACTTCACTACCGGTTTTAACTAATTTACCTAGTTCTATAAATTTATCAGGTGAGGTTTTTAGTAGTTTAAATAAACCCCTTATGGTTTTACCCTTTTTACCACAAACCCAGCAATGCCAAGGATTGTGACCTTTTTTATTTTCAGTAAAGTTAATTTCTAGTTTTGGCTTATGGTGATTACAGAAGGGACAGTGGTAGGATTGGTTACCCCTTGCTGTCCTCTTGCTTGTTCCTAAAACCGTATTAACTAGGTTAACTAATAGTTCATTTACCATGCGGTATAATATAATAACCTTTTATCTATACTCAAAATCTTTTGTGAAAAACTTTCCTAAAATGTTATCATTATAATATAATTCAGGTTTTTCTAAAACTTGATACATAAACTGCATTTGAGTTTCATAATAAGTTAATAACTTTTTACTTGGAGCCAACTTAATTATATGTCTTTCAAATTCTTCTTTACCATACTTTTCAATATCTTCCTTTAGATATTTATTTGAACCATAATAAGTTTTCCAATCTGATTCTTTACTAACACGTTTGTGGGTTGGTTTTCTACCTTGTACACCCTCATACATTGCTAAATCTTTTTTGGTTACTTTTACTTTACGGTTATGTATAAGTACTTTTTTACCTATATAAGATTTTTCAGAAGGTAAGTGTGTAATTTTATAAATAAAACCGAATGTGTTTTTAGAGAATTGAGAGAATTCAGTTATTTCCTCTCCGTTGTAAGTCCAATTCATATAAAATGTTTTGGTTTAAAAAATATAATTTATCCAGCAGATATTAAAATAGTAGTTCCACTTCTGTAAATTGCACCTTTTACATTTGGGTCCGAAGTAGGCATGTTATCATAATCTAATACAATATAACCAAATGAACCTGTAGCACTTGCCGAAATGTTTCCTTCTAGAGTTGCATTGTTCATAAAGGTAGTACAAGCTGCACTAGAAGTAAGTTCTGATCCTATAATAAAAGATTTATCATGTTGAAGTTTATTACGTTGTCCACCTAAAATACCACCACAACATGATCCTTCTGCTATATTATTTTGAGTACCTCCTCCAATAGTACTAGTATTTGCAAGAAGACTTATTATATTTTGATGACCACCCCCAATAAAAGAACATTCGCTTTGTTCATTTATATGGTTTCCTTCTCCACCTGCAATAGTTGAAGCTGAAGATGAAATAAAGTTATTATGGCCACCCCCAATAGTTGAAGCCTCTGGGTTTAGGGCTACACCACCTATATAATTCTTACATCCCCCACCTATCACGGCATGGTCTGCATCTATTTGGTTACATTCACCTCCTCCAATAGTTGAATGAGATGTAGAATTTCCTAATTCATCTAAAATTTCATTAAGTTCTCCACCTAATATAGAGTTAAATGATGATACTCCAGTACCTGCTGTTTGATTATTACATCCCCCACCAATAAAATCATGTGTTTTTTGGGCGCAGTTTAATTGACCCCCTACTACAATACTACAATCCCCACTAGCTTCATTATTTCTACCTCCTAATATAGCACTACTATTTCCCCCAGCAGTATTAACACATCCACTCCAAACTCCTGAGAGACAACCATTAGCGGTATTTAAATATCCACCTCCAGCAACTGTATAACCTTGACATGCTTTATTTTTTTCTCCTCCTAATACTGCAGTTTTAGTTTGTAATGCACAGTTTTCTTCTCCACCTCCTACAAATGTACTAGTTTGTGTTGCTTCATTATTTGCTCCACCTACTACCGTACTACGAGTACCTGAGGATACATTTCCATTTCCATGTGAAGGTTTAATACTATCTGTGCCTGATCCAGTTTGATAAACTAAATATTTTGGATCTGTTCCTCCACCTCCTACTGCGCTTGATCCTGTCCATTTAATACCTCCATTTACAGTTCTAGCTACTAAAACATCACCTGGGGTTGGTGATCCTAGATCAGTTCCTTTGAAATTTATTGTTCCCTCTACTACATCTATTGAAGCAGAATGATTAATAGCAGTATTTTTAGCTGTTAGGAAAACACCTCCCATTCCAGCACTACCTGTACTATTAAGATATATTGATTCATCAGTTTGATCAAAATAAATTTGGCGATCACCTTGTTTTATTAACATGTCTCCACTAGCACTACCTATACTACCAGCATCTAGTACTTCTTGTAAGGTGCCTGCTCCACTAGATCCTGTATTTACTATTAAATCAAAAGTACTACCATCTCCTTTTGTAAATGTTAAAATATTATCTGTAGCAGAACCTGTTACCATGAATGATCCTGTTTGAGTTGAAGAACCTCCTGGTTTTAAAACTAAGTCTGAATCTGTAACTCCATCTTGAAACCAATATTCCTCTAGGTTTCCACTTCCAGTTACAACTACAGTTAAACCTAAATATCTTTGGGTTGTTTCATCTATTGCTGCTTTAGCACTAGCAGTAGTATCATAAGGTCCTAATCTACCATCTATATTTTTAGCAGCATTTACATCAAAGTTATCTATAATGGATATTGGCATTTTTTTCTATTTTTAAAAGGTAAATACAAAGTCTTGGTTTGGTATTGATGTTAGTGCATCTGTTCTATAAATATTGTATGATATACCACTCCACCCTGCTGATCCTGCTTGGTTTCTAGTATACTTATTCCAAGTGGTAGTAACATCAAAACCATTTCCATCTTTTATAAGGGTTAAATCTCCATATACCGCAGGATAGCATATGTAAGCAAATTCGTTTGTAAAATTGTAATTTAATGTTTTTGTTGATTTTGTAGTAACTAACTTAGTTAAAACCCCATCTACATCTCCTGCAGCTGAGAAATCTGTTGTTGAAGAACCATAGTAAAATGGAAATACATAAGTTGCTGTTGTTGAGGTAGATAAAGCAGATAAATCTCCTGGGTTTTTACCTCTGGTTGTAAAAGTAACTGTTTGTGAATTACCTGAAATAGAAGTAACTGATATTGTTTGTGTTCCTCCTACTCCTAAATTATTACTACTACCTAAAACATCATTTCCAAAATATATATCAAAATCCCCTGAATCAGCTCCTGAGGCTGTAAAACTAGCAGAATATGGAAATAAACCACCTGGGTTATCTGCTACGGCTGTAAATGAAGATGTATTAAATACTATGTCATCATAGGCTTCTTTAACTCCTACTGAAACTGAAGCAGCTCCATTTTTTAAAGCTAATGAACTTAAGCTTGCAGGGATTGCTGTAATTAGAATAGCTCTTAGAACACTCTCTAAAGAACTACCTGATGTAAATAAATCTCCACTATCTACACCCCCTACATCTTGATTTGAAAGTAAATCTTGAGTTAAAATAGCTGAACTAGTAGGTGAGATTACTAAATCAAATGTTGAACTATCTCCTTTAGTAAATGTTAAAGTATTATCTGTAACGGAACCTGTTACTACAAATGATCCTGTTTGGCCAGGAGTTATTCCTCCTCCACCACCACTACCAATAGCATTAGAAGCTGTATAGTGTACTTGACCTGAGGAAGTATCATAGGTTAAAACAAATGCTTGGCCCGTATCTGTGGTGCCATCTAATAATAAAGATCCACTTACAGTAAGCGATCCTGATACTGTAATATTATAAGCTTCTATTCCTGTTAAAGCATCTACTGATTGAGTTACATGACCTGCTAAAATGTCAGCTCCTGTTAATATTCCTGATTTTGATAATTCTTTTGCCATGTTTATAAATATTATAAGTCTAAGTTAACCAATACAGTAGTGTCAGTAACGTTTGAGCTTTGTAGGGGTTGTGATAATTTTCCTACAGCTACTAATTGATTTGAGTTATCATATAGTCCTACTGTGGTTATGTATGGTTCAAAATATGAACCTGTTGCAAAATCATATAACTTTCCTTCTTTACTCCCACACCAACTTCCTGATATGATAGAAGGGTTTTGGGAATAAACAAATTCATTTGGGTTAAAAGTACATTTATATTGTGATTCATATATAGTCATTGTACTTTGAAAATCTATTTTTACATTATTTGAAGTAATTATATCAGTTAATTCTTGAACTGTATCTGTACCATATTGAGAAAAACCATATCCTAAATTTAAACCTACTCCATATACACTTCCTGTGATTGTAGAACCAAAAGCAGTAAGTATAACCATACCATGTTGGTATATAATATCTCCTACTTTGTTTCCTGATTCGAGTAAATTACCATTTTCATCATCTGTTATAATTCCATTTTTAAAAGAACCAGAATATGTTAGTTCAAAGGTCCCTGGTTTTATATATTCCCCAAATAAATCTGAGGGGATTGATATGACTCCTATTCTATCATTAGAAGCTGTTGGAAATAATCTATTTGCTAATAATGTATCAGGTAAATAATTATCATATGAAGGTTGGACTCCACTTTGACCTGTAAGAACACCATCAATACCAATTGATGAAGTTAAAACTGGGGAGCCATTTATACCTCTTAAAAAATTAGTATAGTATAGTTGTTTTATTGAATCGTATACTAATTCTTGGTTTAAAGTATCAATTTGGCCTGTGGGGTTCGAACCTGATACCCAAAGAGAGGAAGTGATATTAGTTCCAAAATATCTATCTATACAAACATTGGGTGATTCTAAAGAACTTGACCCTTCAAAAGAAAAACTTTTGTTTACTTTAAATGGAGTTACTACTACATCTGATGTGGTTAATGACTTGTAAACACTCATTCATCCTAAAAATCTAATTTAACTCTTACTAGGGATTCTTT